AACCAGCCGGTTCTGAACGAACTGACCAGCGGCATGCCGTCGGCATCCGGCGATGTCTCGTGCTGGTAAATGTCATTGTCATCCCCAGCGCCGATGGGTGGACCGAAGATGCTCTGATCAATCCAAGCGGTTCTGGTGATGACGCCGTAGTCCCACTGGTCGAGCAGGGTGTTGTATTTCACATAGCGTGTCGGGACGCCGCCCGAGCCGATGGTCGGGTAGAACCAGCCGATCTCGCCGAACCGGCTGTTGGGCGCGACGCGGATGTTTTCGGCATATGCCGGGTCGATCTGCTGGAAGATGATGTCCCACACCGGACACTTGACCGGCCACCCTCCGGCGAGCTTGAAGAATTGCGACTGACCCATCCAGTACACAACCCCGGCGAGGGCTCCAGCTGCCCGCCTTCCGATCAGGCCGCAGCCCGATCCGATTTCGTTGAAGCTGTAGACGTAGGGCGGGCCGTTGTACTGCATCGACCACACACCGATGTCGGTCCAGATCAACCCCTGCTGCGGACCCTGCATCGCTCCGACGATCTTGGACCCCTTGGAGATGCGGTACGATCCAGCTTGATTGGTCACGGTCGCGATCCAAGAGGTGTTGTTGGATACGTCCGACCATCTGATCAGGAGCGGGTCTTGGATGCCGGTGAAAGATGACCCGTACGCAATAACTTGCCGTTGTGGCATGGCGACGAAGCAGCCCTCGTTCACGAAGGGGCTGTTGGCGATGGGGTCCAAGTGATCCGAGCCACTGTTGGGCTGCCAGTCGTATATCGTGCCCATGTGCGGACAGGCGACGAGGTCTTCGCCCCAGTTGTCCAGCGACCAGTCCGTCACATCGTCAAAGGCGAACTTGGAGAATTGGATCGACCCCTGAACAGATGCGGCTGCCAGAGACTGCCCGACGTCGAATGTGAGCGTCGTGGTGCCGCCCGTATCATCGACGACGCAGGACAGTACGACCCATGGAGCCGATGTTGCCGTCGTATTATAACCTGCGGGGGTCGCACCGGAGATGTTGATCTGCGTCTCTGTCGGCACGTAGATGCGCCCGGAGAACACGGCAGTGGCGATGGTGCCCGCCGTCGTCATTGAAGTTGAGGTGACAGTGCGGCCTCCGAGAGTGGTGACGCCTGTACCAAAGCCACCCGCCCCAAAGCCGCCCGATCCGAAGCCACCACCGGACGCCGCCAGCGTCTGGCCGACGTAATAGACGATGCGCGCCCGGCCCCCGTTGATCGCCGTCGTGCTGGACGCGGTGGCTGCGGCACCCGCCGATATGACGAAGGCGTTTGCCGTCACGGGGGCCTGCACAATGTAGTTGCCGTAGAGGGTGATACCGCCACCTGTGCCTGCGTTACCGCCGACGACGGACGGCACGAGAACTTGGAAGGTCGATCCAGCTGTCAGGCCATGGGCGACGAGGTTGATGGTCAGGGGGATCGTGCCGGTGATGGACGTCGCCGTCGGAACGGCACCCGCGCCCGGAGGCACGACGGTCGATGTTGCGTTGACCGCGTTGCCAAGAATGTCTCTGGCGACGATCTGATAGGTGTCAGCAGTCACCTGCGTCACAGGGTAGAAGCCGAACAGGACGAGACCGCCGACCGCCACCTGCGTCTCAAGGAATATGCTGTCGTATCCGGTGAGGCTGGAGCCGACATCGCGGATGATGACGTTGGGGCTGCCGGACGACGTCGAGAAGGATACGGCGATGTCGGCCACATAACGCTGTGGTGTCACCTGCAGCTGCGCTGCCAGACCTACCGGCGTCGTGATTATGGAGTAGACGTTCTTGGTCGTGCCAACTGCGAGGCGTGACTGGTCGTTCGTGTCGGCCCAAGCATGCAGTGCCTTCACCGTGGTGGCCATCGGGTTGGGCCAGAACTTCTGCCAGCCGCCGAGCTTTTGCGGCAGGCCACCACCCTGCCGATCCGGCACGAACCGGATGGCCTGACTGGTGGAAATGGCAGCCATGTTCAACGCAGGCGAACGGGTGTTGTCGACGCCGGGGATGAGCTGGAAGGACTGGTGCGGCATCTGTTACCTCGAAGGCGTTGCATCCGTCGCCGGAGCCAGAGACGACCACGCGGCACTTTCGTACGTCTTCCGAGCCTCTTCCGATGCAGCGGATTTCAGGAGCGTCTGATACTGGTTTTCGTAACTCTGCGCCATGGCCGGATCGCCGCTCTCTGCGCCGAAGTTCCTCTGGAAGGCCGAGATGTAGATCATCGAGGCCATAACCAGCAGGTCGGGCAGGTACTGGCTCAGGAAGGTGGTTGTGTTGTCTGCCGCCAGCGGGCCCGGTCGCAATGTCCCGACGATCTCGACAAAGTAATCCACATCCGGCACCGGCCCGACGAAGAAGATGGTCTCGTTGAAGGCGCAGTAGTACTGAGGCTGGCCACGCGATGGTGCAGCGGTCGAACCGTAGACTGCATCCAGAAATTCCTTCGTGGTTGGCGTCAACGGGATGCGCGTGGCCTGATCAGGATCGGTTGCCCCGGATGGCGAGATCAGGTTGATCTGCTCGGATACCAAGAAGGACGATCCGGTTGGGTAGTTCGGGCTGGGAGGGAGGTTTTGAGCGAACGACAGCACCCTGTTTCCCGCCGTGAGCATGTAGGCCGGGCCAAACAGCGCCTCGGACGCCGACATGAGGTTCAAGTCACGATAGATGCGCAGTTCGGCGTAGTTGATCATCATCGGCAGGAGCACCTGAAAATCAACGTTGTCGACGGCAACCACAGCGAGCTTGGCCACCTGCGTGACGTACTGGTCGTAGGTCAGTCCAGCCATGTCAGACCCCTTCCAGTGCGATGATGCGCGCGTTGAGCTCTTGGACGGCCTTCACCAGCACCCCGATGATCGACAGGGGGTCGACGCCAAGGTATGCCGCGTCGGAGCCGAGGGTCGCTGTGGGCAAGACATCGCGAACTTCTTGGGCGATCAGGCCGTAGCACATACCCTGCACTTTAGGGTCATCTGCATTCGCGATCCAGCTGTAGTTGACGGGCCTTAGCGCCATCACGGTATCCACGCCAATCCAAGGCATGTCGACGACGTTCTTCTTCAGTCGGGCATCGGAGACGATGGGGGCGAAGCGCGCATCGCCCTTTTCTCGGGTCATCACCGTCGTGGTCGCGGCGGCGGTCGTCCCTGCGGCATCTGTCCGACTGGCGAGGACGCCCGCCACGGCAACGGCGGGGACGTTGGAGGAGAAGAAGTGTCCGGTTGTCGCATCGGTCGACAGACGTATGGTTGGCAGGGCTGCGCTCCCGGCCACGATGCTCTGCACCCCGAGGAGGGCGTTGTCGTTCGCCAGCCGGGCGTACAGGGAGACGTTGGCTGCCGCGACGAGGTTCAACACCTGCTGGAGGTCAAGCTTGACGCTGACGCCACCCTGAACCGCCTCGAAGAGATCGGAAGATGATGCGGAAGCTGCAGCGGGCAGGTTGGGGATTTGTACGTTACTCAATTTTGGGCACCTCGTCGGTATTGTACGGCAGTCCGGGGTTCGCGTTGCCGGGGGCGTTGGGGTCGGTGCCCGGTTTGTTGTTCAGAGTGCCGTCCGCCGCCCCAGTTTGCTGAATAACCCGATCTTGTCCAGTCATGGTTACGCGATTGTCGCCATTGGATGTGACGCGGTTGCTCGTCTCTGCGGCGGCAAAGTCTGGCACACGCGGGTTGCTAATCGGCACGGGATCGGCGGGAAGGTTGATCGAGCGGAGCTGATCCTGCGGTACATCCATGCAGGTGTGACACACGAGCAGACGCTTATTGATCATGCCTTTTCCGGCGTACTCCATCTGCCACGACAGGTCTTGGTGATTGAAGCCAAAACCGCAACGGTCACAAATGGCCTGTGCCCTCGGGTTGCGAGGGTCGATGCGGGCCCGGCCAAAGCGAGAGGCGTAGCTCATCTGCGGTAATACCCCCCGACCATGGGCGTTATATAGGTGATCGCATCCTCGACGTTGGCCGGTGCGGCGATGCTGTAGCTCTCGTCCGCGATGCCCTTCATGGCCTGCACCAGCCCCGGTGCCCAGATGCGCGCCAGACGGTAGGCCAGCGCGTCTGCGAACGCCTCCAGCCAAGCGACCGGAACCTCGACATTGACGTTGCCAGCGAGGACGGCGTCTTGAGCCTGTCGCAGCCGGTAG